ATACGTTAAGAAGATAGGCGGAGAGGAAAAGATAATCATAAGTAGATCAGAAGGGGAAAAGATTAATGCTGCCTTTGATAGCCTGAACAATGTGGTTAGCTATCAAAATAATAAGATAGATAGTTTATTGAAGCGACACGAGTCTGTAAAAGATAGTTTGAAGTTAGAGATTTATAGTTTGTTTAGAGTTAAAGACACATTGAACTATCAGAATAAAGTTAGTATAGATACTCTTAATGATTACAAATCAAGATACTATAAAAATATAGCTATATACAATCAGTTTGAAAAAGATGTGAAGTTTGAGCAAAAGCTACATAAATTCAATAGTGTCTTGTTTACATTATTAGTAATATTTCTTTACTCTCAAATAAAATAAAATGAAATTAGAAGCGTTATCAACAAAAATTCCTGCTAACGTAATGGAGGAAATACCTTTAATTATTGAAAAGTTCGGTATTGATGGTCCATTGAGGCTATCTCATTTTTTATCTCAATGCGCCCATGAAAGCGGTAACTTTAAGTTTGTAAAAGAAAACTTAAACTATTCGGCTGATGGCCTTCGTAAGATATTCCCTAAATATTTTCCAACTATAGAATTAGCAAACAAGTATGCAAGACAACCAGAAAAGATTGCCAACAAAGTTTATGGTGGACGCATGGGTAATGGTGATGAAGCTTCAGGAGATGGTTTTAAGTTCAGAGGTCGTGGTTATATTCAGCTTACTGGTAAGGATAATTACGCAGCGTTTGATAAGTTTGTAGATGATGATATTATGGCAAATCCAGATTTAGTGGCTACCAAATACCCACTTACTTCTGCTGCCTTCTTCTTCCATAAGAATAAGTTATGGGACGTATGCGACAAAGGTCATGGTGATGATGTAGTGTTGGCAGTTACAAAGCGTGTGAATGGTGGTACTCATGGCTTGACTGATAGACAAGAGAAATTTGATTTATTCCATAGCACATTAGCATAATGGCAAATCAGCATACAGGTCCAACACAGAAAAATAAATTATTAAGAGGGCTCTTATTAGAGTTCCCTAATAGTTCTAAATCTAATTTAGGAAAAATAGCATTTGAAAGATACCCTCATTTGTTTGATAATCCTGAAGCAGCTAGAATGATGATTAGGCAGATAACTGGGGCTAATGGCGAAGCACATAGAAAACATACAAAAAACGTAATGGAACACAACCCACAACTACCTCCTTCAAATTGCAAGGAAAGGGAATTTCAGATACTACCCAAAGAGTGCAATAACATTCTTTGGCTTTCTGATGTCCATATTCCTAACCAAGACAATGAAGCCATAGAATTAGCCGTTAAATATGGCAAAGAGCATGGTATAAACTGCATTGTTCTAGGAGGTGACATACTGGATAATACTCCGTTTACAAGCCATGATTCGCCACCGCCGGGCCTAGATGATGTTAGAACGTGGTTTCAATATGCAAAACAATTTATAGAATATCTAAAATATCAATTCCCAAAAGCCAAGTTCTATTGGATTGAAGGTAATCATGACGCGTGGATCAAGCGCTATCTAATGAAGAAGGCTCCAATCTTATTCAGTGATGAGTATTACCACCTGCCACAAAGAATGAAGCTTGATGAGATGGGTGTAAAGTTCTTTGCGGAGCATGTAGTTTTAATGGCTGGTAAGTTACAAATGCATCACGGCCATACAATGATTCGTGGGGTATTTGCTCCCGTAAATGCAGCCAGAGGTTTATTCCTTCGCGTTAAATCAAATGCTATCATAGGTCATGTGCATACCACTAGCCACCATGTTGAGAAAACATTGAAAGGAGAAACCATTGGTACATGGTCGGTTGGTTGTCTTTGTACACTCGCTCCGGACTATGATCCACATGGAACAAAACACAATTTAGGATTTGCTCATATATTAGTAGAAAAGAACGGAGATTTTAAGGTAAATAATATAGCTATTCATGATGGACGTATCATCTAAAGTGGACCACCCAGCACACTATAACGCTGGAAAGATAGAGTGCATAGACGCAATTGAGGAAGCAGTAAAGGGGTTGGAAGGAGATGAAGCATTTGCTACTGGCAATGCTATAAAGTATTTGTGGAGATGGAAACGAAAAGGTGGTAAGGAAGATTTAAAAAAGGCAGTTTGGTATATTAATAGAATAATAAATAATGACCAATGAAACTAACTTCTACATTGAAAATATCTACCTATGGTTGCAAGGTGGTACTTATTATTACAGATTCATTAATCAATGAAGCTAATAAAGTATACAAAAAGCATAAAATGGGGCAGATGTTTGAAGGAGATGCAGAAGGTACAGTTATCACCCCAGACATAGATGTCTATTACATGATTATAGAACAAAAGTATTTAAGCCACAATACCCTATCACATGAAAATTACCACATAGTTAATGTAATAAAAAGTGACAGAGGTATCGTAGATGATGAAGCTGGAGCATGGTTGTCAGGTCACATAGCTGAGTTTATCTACAAATTCATAGACAAGAAGCAGCTAATAGTTAAGCACTAAAAAATAATTTTTTAATTTAATTAACTCGTTTAACTTTGGAAAAAAAATACATGAAGTTAAGATTCATTTGCGCTCAACCAACCTCTCTTTATTATGCATGGCAAGTAGAAGTTATGATAAATAACTTTATTGAAATGGGTATAAATCCTAATATGATAGACATTGTTTGTTGGAAAATAAATGATGTTATTCCGGAGGAGTGGACTAAGCTGGCTGCCAATTATCCTGCAAGGTTCTTTTTTTATTCTGATACCAGAGAAACCTCGCATTACATATCTTCAATACGTCCTAATATCTTAAAGCAGCACTTTGCAGCGCATCAATACATAGAGCAAGAGGCAGTCCTTTATCATGATTGCGACATAGCTTTTACCAAAAAGATAAATTGGGAGCAGTTTCTTGAAGATGACAAGTGGTATGGATCTGATTGTCGCTGGTACATAGCCCATAGCTACATATTAGGCAAAGGCCAAGACGTAATGGATAAGATGTGTGAAATAGTAGATATACCAGAAACATTGGTAAAAGACAATGAACTTAACTCAATCGGAGCGCAATATTTAATGAAAGGCGTCAATGCGCGGTTTTGGGCGGACGTTGAAAAAGACTGCGAAAGACTATTCCATGAGGTAACGCAACTTAATAATGAAAAGAAGCAAGCGGATCCGAGTCATCATGAATTACAGATATGGTGTGCAGATATGTGGGCGGTGCTATGGAACGGCTGGAAGCGTGGAGCAGAAACAATTTGCCATCCAGAATTAGAGTTTTCATGGGGTACAAGTACAGAAGCAGATTGGGATAGGTTAAATATATTCCACAATGCCGGTGTTACTACATCTGCCGGTGGGTTGTTTTACAAAGCAGAATACATGAATCAGTTGCCTTATGGTGCAACATTGAATATAAACGAGGGAACGGCCAGCAAGAAATACTGGGATATTATACAAGAAACCGCTAAAAAATCAGTTTTATTATGACAACAAAAGTAGTAGAGTCGGAAAATCCACTTGAACATTGGAACGACATCCAGAATGTAGAAGGCAAAGTGGTGTTGGATTTAGGGTGCGGTTGGTTGTTCCAGCCATTTGAATCAACTCCGCAATATTTCATAAATAGAGGGGCTAAAAAAATAATTGGTGTAGACGCATCATGCGGAGAGATTGAGAAACTAAATGCAACCTTCCCTGAACATACTTTTATTTGTAAAACCATTTCTAATTTTGATGATTTGCTTGGCTTGATTACGGATCATAAGCCACAATTAATTAAAATGGATATAGAAGGCCATGAGCAACACATGAAGCATATTACTGCTGAACAATTTGAATCAGTGGAGGAGATAGCGGTTGAATACCACAATCCTACATGCAAAGAAATACTAGAAAAAAAATTAACTGAATTAGGTTTTGAGATATTTGCAACTAATCAATTTGGTTGGTTCTGTACGGATATTGAGCAAATGGGCATAATGCACGCAAAAAGATAATATGATCATAAATAAAGCAACATACGGAGGTCAAGATTGTACTCAATTAATTAAGGATAAAGTAGTATCAGATAAGCTTGTAGTAAGAGCTAATAATGATATTATAGGCGATCCGGCCGTTGGGGAGGTAAAGTATTTAGAGCTGGATATAGACGGCAATTTATTTAGTGTAAGGGAAGGTGGGGTATTTGTATATCCCAAGTCTAAAAGTAAAAAATTAGGCATATTCTATTCCAATAACAACAACAAAAAGATATGGCCTTCAATATACAAGTCATTAAATACAATTAAGCAAGCCAGTAATGGAGTTGCGGACATTGTTACTTGTATGTGGGAGCCTATGCCGGAAAACCCTTTCTATCAAGTTAGAAGCTGGTACCAATCCCAATCCCATCTTAATCAGTTGCTCCAAATTATGCAGTGCCTTTACGCTGCACAAGAAACCGGTGAATATGATTACGTTTCTTTTTTAGAGCATGACGTAATGTATCCAGAAGGATACTTTGATTTCCCTGAATTTGAGAGAGGGAGCGTTCTTACCAATATGAACTATGGCGGTCTTTGTATTAATGGTTGGCAAGAAAGAGGCCAAGATGATGAGCCATTTCACCAAATGACTATGAGATTTGAAGATGCCATTGAGCATTGCTTAGCCATTTTACCTAATGCTTTGCGTACAAATAGCGGTATGATTGAAACACAAACAATGAAACGAACCCAATGGAACTGCGAAAACCAAGCTATCCATATCAATCATGGCATACATTTTACCAGCCACAATTCAATATATCGCAAAGATAATTTATCTTTAACTCATAATTACTGGGGCAACCATTCCGATTATACCAATTTATTCGTATGAACAAGTTAAAAGAAATATTCCTATCGTATGCAGCTTCCTTCAATCCAACAGAAGAAGAAAGTAAACTTGCGCAAGAAAGACTCTTAACTTGTATTGATTGCGAACACTGGGTTCAGGGTGCAGTCAGGGATTATTGTGAAGTATGCGGCTGCACTACGAAAGCAAAAGTTTTTTCACCAAAAGGGGCAGAAGCTTGTCCAAAAGGCAAATGGCAAAACTGATGAAAACGTATCGCATCTTTTTTGAAAAGGACGGAACCAAAATGACAAAGCTGGTTTACGCCGTTTCAATGTCTGATGTGCTACAAAAATACAAGGATCTGAAAATACTATCTGTTATCCAGATTGACCTCGCGCCTCCCGAAGATGAAGATGAATAACTCCTTTATTGCAAAGGTTACTACAATTGTCCCGTAAAGCAAGATAAAGGCTGGTATGCCAACCAAAAAGAAAAAGATTACTTGAAAGATCCCAATTAATTTTTTCATGTTATTGTTATTTGGTTTGTATTGCGTTTAATTTTGACTGCATTTCAGCCATTTTAATTTCCATTTTGTTGTTCTTTTCTATCATGGCAGCTATTACCACAATTAAAGCGCCTATAATCCATAATAGAGCTAAAATAAGTAATGTTCTCATATTATAAAGTTAAGGTATTGCTTTACTAAAAAAGGTATTTGTTTAAAGTTCAGCTAATTCTGTTTGTTTCAATAGCTCGTCCATTGAGAATGTTATATCCGAGCAGTCCTTAATCAATTCAATTAGCTTTTTTAAATTCTCCTCTGTAAAAGCAAATCTATTGGCCAAGAAGTACTCGTATGGTAATTCTCTGTCTGTTAGCTCTATTTCAGCTAATTGTACGCCTAATTCCTTTTGTGGTAGCACTGTAACAGTGAATATTACTGTATATGCATTACCCTTCTTAACCCATTTGTTAATTGGTATCTTTTTTGGTCTACCAGCATCATTGATACATACACATTCTACGCTCATATTGTTTCTGGTTTATAGGTTTGGTTGTAGTATTCTTCTGCTTTAACATTTGGTTTATCAGTAATCCATAGAGGTTCATTATAAGAAGATATAATTTGGTCTTTTTCTTTTTTAATATATTTTTCTTCTAATTCGTCAATGTGTCCTTGTGTAAGCATAATAGCTCCCATACTTATATGACATTCAGTAAAAGCTAAACTTCTTAGCTCATCAATTAATTCTTGCATTGCTGTTTTCATAGGT